ACGTTTATGCTCAAGAACAGCCAAATTATTATCGTGATAAATACTATTTTGGAAAAGATTTAGTAAAAAACGTAAGACCCACCGCAAAGCAAAGAACATTCGTAGATGCTTTGTTCCTACATGGGAAAACAGATAAGTTAGGTATGTGGGACTCAGAGTCAATAATTCTTGCCTACCAATCAATATATAAAGACAATAACCCTGAACAAGCGCTAAGGCGCGGCATGGGGATACTTAAAAGAAAACATATTAGGGAATATATTGCCATGAACATGAGAGATAAATTAAGCGCAATGGGGATTGATGATGACTATGTTGCCAACCAATATAAATCAATGATTGAAGACTTGGAAACTCCACCTGCGACGAAACTTAACGCACTCAATAGGGTTAGCGATATGTTAGGTCATTTGACCAAAGAAAAGAAAGAAGAGCAAATAGAGGGAGTGTTTGCACTGTCTGATGGCGACATTAAAAGATTGTCTTCCGTAAGAAAAACAATAGCAGAGACCACCTATGGCTCGAAAACCGACAGAAACGAAAAACTACACACATCATCCACAATCCAAAAGTAGTGATGTAGATATTACCCAGCCGGGCGTAATTCATATTGATGAAGAACCATATTTCGTAGATGGAGTTGTTGCTAGATTTATATTAGAACTACTTGATGAAATAGAGGTGCAAAAAGAGCAATTAAAAACACTAGAACTGTATATGGGTGAGCATGGAAAAGCATAAAGATAAGCAAAAAATGTTAGAAGCCATGTATTTGGATATTTTCACATTTGCAGAAGTTTTGTTTGGAGACCCTGATAATTCAATGCATTATCACTGTCGCTCTAAATCGCCAGATTTTCATAAAGAAATAGCGAAAACCCTAATAGACATGAATAGCGGCGATAAATTAGCCGTTGTTGCCCCTAGAGACCATGCTAAATCTACATTCATAAATCTCATATACCCACTTCATCGTATTTTGTTTGGAGAAGAACGCTTTTTATTGCTTATTTCTGAATCTGAGATGCAGTCGAAGTACAATCTTGAGGCGATTGGTAATGAGATTGAGTTCAATCCTAAAATAAAGTATTTTTTTGGCGACAGGAAAGGCGCTGTATGGGGAAAAGAAGAAAAAGAGGTCATAGGGGCAGTTGACGAATATGGGAAGCCGAGCGTAATGTGCAAATGCCTTATTCGTGGTACTGGTCAAAAAGTTCGTGGATTAAAATATGGAGCCTATCGTCCAACCTTAACAATAATTGACGATGGAGAGGGTGAGTCAAATAGCACTACCCCTACAGCACGAGATAAATTTAGAAGATGGCTGAATGCAGCCGTAATTCCCGGTTCTGGAGATGCAAAGCTTGTATTTATAGGTACAATCGTGGATACAGATGCTTATTTAAACAGAATTGCCGGTCCACTTGCTTACGATAAAGAAGGAAATTACAAGGTCAAGGGCTGGAGGTCGTTATTTTTTCAGGCAGTTCCACAAGATTTGCCAAGCGGAAAGTTTTCTACCTCTGGAAATGAATTTCTGGACAAGAAAGGGAACGTAAAAGTTCTTTGGAAGGATAGAAGACCGTATTCGTGGTTGATGGCTGAAAAAGAAAGATTGAAGTCAGAGGGGGACATAGCCTATTTTTATCAAGAATATCAAAATATCCCAGTTGATGATAGTTTTCGTATATTCAAATCAACAGACATGAGATACTGGGAGGGTAGATACATGTATGAGGATGAGCAAAGTTTTATCATGAGAACTGACGAGGGAAGAAGAATAAAACTACCTGTTAATATTTTTTTGGGAGTCGACCCTGCATCAAGCGAGAATGTAAAAGCAGATTATACTGTAATAATGGTAATTGCTGTAGATAAAGAGTATAATATTTATGTACTTGATTACTTTAGAGGGCAAGTCGCACCGATGGACGGTGCTGATAAATTATTTGAGCTAGCAGACATGTATCATCCAAGAGATATAAAAATTGAAGAAACTGGTCATGTCATGTTAGCGGATTATGTTCGTAGGCATTCAAAAGAAACAGGAAGATTTTATAATATCAATACTAGAAAGGCAATTAAGGCTAAATATTACCGCATTAAACAAATGCAGCCACATTTTGCATCACATTCTGTTTTTTTAAAAGAAACCCATGAAGAATTAGAAACAGAACTTTTAAACTTTAAAGAACATGGAACATTTAAAAAAGATACGCTAGATGCATTACGATGGGCAATAGACGATATATGGGCGCCAGATGTTGAACAGAATGAAAAAGGAGAATGGTTAGCACCTCCGCCAGTTACGGAAGTGGATTGGGAGACCGGTCAAATGTTCAGCGCAGCAGACTTTGTTGAAGCGTAAGATATGAAAATTTTAAATCTTTATGCTGGCGTTGGGGGTAATCGCAAATATTGGTCAGGTGAAAATCAAATTGTTGCTGTTGAAAAAAACAAAGAAATAGCAAGTATATATAAGTCATTTTTCCCAAAAGATAAGGTCATTGTTGGGGATGCGCATGAATACTTAGCAACGAATTGGAAAAAATTTGATTTTATTTGGAGTAGTCCACCTTGCCAATCACATAGCAAGGTTAGGATGATGGCAAGTAAATCAGGTAGTTATGACGCTGTTATGCCCGATATGAAACTGTGGGCAGAGATATTATTTCTTAAAAACTTTACAAAAAACACAAATATCAAATGGGTGGTTGAAAATGTAAACCCTTATTACGAACCTTTAATACCTCCAAGCCAGAAACTGGGAAGGCATTTAATGTGGTCAAATTTTTATATTCCGAATAAAGACTTTGGAGACAATCTTACCCACAATGAAAGAGGTTCTTCTAGGACTGGCGTATTTGACTTAACAGAAATTAAAACTAAGCATAGAAAAGACCAAATCATAAGAAATAGCGTGAATCCGGAAATCGGAAAATATATACTTCACATTGTTCACAATAAAGAAATAAGCACAGATAAAGACCAACTGAAGTTACAGTGGTTAAATTAAATGGGAAATTTTGATATAGACCTAGATTTTGGTCAAATATATGAAGAAAAGGTTAGAAAATTATTTGAGGGCGAAGGCTCAATTGAAGTAAAGACCGAAAGAGATATTTGGGCAGATACTGGAAATGCTGCAATAGAAATCAAGTCCAGAGGAAAACCGTCCGGTATTTCAACAACAGAAGCAAAATGGTGGATTCATGTCTTTACAATAGAAAGCGATGTAAAGTTCATGCTCATGTTTAGGGTTGATAAATTAAGAAAAGCTGTTAAGTATATGTATTTAAACGACTTAGCGCACAAAATAAACGGAGGTGACAATAATACTTCCGAGTTACTTCTTGTTCCAATATCTACATTAATTTTATTAAATAAAAAATTTTGATTATTGCAAGACTGTTTTGTAAGATTACAACATAACATATGTTAGACTTACGTCAGCTTGAAACTAAGAAAATTTCAGCAGAGGAGGTAAGAGCAGACTATCTGCTCTTTGAAAGCTCTTCTAGCGAATACCGCTATCAAATGGCGGAAGACCAAGAATTTTATCTTGGCTCTCAGTTGACCAAGTCACAAAAGAATTACTTGCTCAGTGTGGGACAACCCCCAGAAGCTAATAACAAAATACGCCCCGCCGTCGAGCAGGTATTAGCGAATATCGCCGCATCTGCTCCTGAATGGGATGTTCACGCTGTGGGCAAGACCGACAATGATGCGGCATTCGTTTTCGACCAACTCCTTGATAAGATTTGGTATGAATCGGACGCTGATGTTCATTTTAGGCAGGCTTGTAAGGATTTTATTGTAAAAGGTCTTGCATACATGTATATATATCCCGATTGGCAGGGGGATGGTGGTCTTGGCACTATAAAAGTAAAAAGAATGCCACCTGAATCTATTTTTGTAGACCCCAATAGTTCAATGACAGACTTCTCAGATGCTAGCGCAATAATATATTCTGACCTTCATACAAAAGAACATTTAAAAATATTATTCCCTAAGTATGCAAAGCAAATAGAAGACGCCAAGGAAGACCATCAAAGGAATGAGATGGAGAGTGGCAAGTATTCAAGGGACCACATAGAGACAAGAGGAGGTCATGACCTTGACCATCAAAGTAGAGTAAGAAAGTATTGCTACTTTGTTAAAGTAAACATACCACACGCCTTAATACTTGATACAAATACAGGAAGAAATCAATTATACACAAAAGATGAGTATAAGGAGCTTATTAAAGATAATAAGTATGAAGACTTTATAAAAGAAGGCATCATAACTGAACAAGTAGCATACCAAACGAGAGTTAGGGAAGTTTTTGTTGTTGGAGATACGGTCCTGTATGATGAGATACTTCCCATCTCTGAGTATCCCATTGCTGTCGCATGTAACGAACATGCTGGCAATCCATTCCCAAGTGGAGATGTTAGGCATGCTAAGACACCTCAGCGTATGCTGAACAGGACCGAAGCATTGATTATATCTCATACTAATGCTACAACAAATTTTAAACTTTTATATGAAGATGGGGCTATAGATGCTAGCGAAATACAGAAATGGCATATTCCAAATGCCATAATACGGGCTAATCCGGGTGCATTAGCAGCAGGAAAAATCAAAGAATTTGCTCCTCCAGCAGTCTCTTCAAGTTTATACGCAGAAAAGGGGAGATATGAGGTAGATATTGAAACTGTATTTGGGGCTTACAAGTTTCTACAGGGCAACGCCCAAGGCGCGCCGGGGACTGTTGGGGAAGCGCAAATAATGGACGAATCCTCCTCAAGAAAGCAAAACTGGAAAATCCTCCCTATATACGACATGCTAACAAGAACGGCTAAAGTTGTGACCCAGTGGATGCCTAGTGTTTATGACCAGCAAAGAACTTTAAGGATTGTAAGTCCGGTTGGCGACGAAAATGAAGTTAATTTAAATATACCCGTTATTGACGATAAAACAGGTGCGGTTAAAAAATTATATGATATGCAAACATCACAATTTGATGTAAGAGTAGTAGTTGGCTCTACTCGTAGTAAATCTCCAATGGCTGAATTACAAAAAGATTTAACTCTCTTAAATGCAGGTATTTATGATAAAACGCAAGTAATCATGAATATGAAAGGCGACATAGATAAGGCGTCGTTAATGCAAAGAATGGGAGAAATAGCAAATTTACAGGCGCAGTTGCAACAGGCGCAGGAAGAACTCAAGAAAATGCAGGGTGACCTGCAAACTAGAGAGCGTGAAGTATTCCATGCAAATATGAGGGCTGAAATAAGTGAGGCTACCAAACCAGTTTCTGAGGCGGTAAGCAACATTAAGTCCAATTCAAAGCTGGAACTAGCGCGACAAAGAGACAAGACCCGCATGGTCGGTGAGGAATTGTCTATTGCAAAACAAGCGATTAACTCAGAATCCAAAGCTCCGCAAGCATAGCGGATAACTTAAAAGGAGCATCGTATGACAAATGAAGACCAGAAAAATCAGAATGAAGAAATGAACGAAGATAACCTTATGGCTGAACTCGACGAGTTTAACGAAGGCTCTTCTCCAGAAGCTGAACAGGAACAGCCAGTTGAGACTCAACAGGCTTCCTCAGAAGCCGAACAAGTTCAAGAAGAGCAATCTGATGAGAAAACCGATAAAGAAGAACCAGAGAATGAATCTAAGGTTGAGCAATGGTTAATTGAGAATAAGTTTACAGATGACGAGGAAGGTAAGAAAAAACTAGCAGATGCTTATAAGCAACTTCAATCAAAGTCCGATAAGGAGCGTAACGAATGGAGTGGTGAAAAGCAAAAATATGAAAAGCTAGCGCAATTAGATGACTTTCTTGTGAACAATCCAGATGTGGTTCAAAAACTGACAGAGTCAGTTCAAGAGAAGCAGAAGGATTTAAACGCTCCACCTGTCAAGCCTGATGACTATGACATTCTTGATGAAAGCATTGATAACTCTAGCTCTGCAATATGGCGAGAAAAACACGATAAGTGGCTTATAAGCCAAGGTGCAACTCAAGCCATGGTGGAAGTTGAAAAACTAAAGTCTGAACTTTCAGAAGCTCAGGCGTTTGATGCAGAAACCGAAGAGTTACAGAAAATGGGGTTAAGCGATACGGAAGTTGTCGAATATAGGCAATTTATGGCTGACCCGAATAATGTATCTCAGGAGAACTTAGTTCAAATCTGGAAAACTTTATCGAACAAAGGGAATAATCCCCAAAAAGGGTCGTCTCAGCAGACTCCAAAGGTAAGGAATAAGCAAAATAGCGCTGCTGCCGTTACTGGTAATGCGCCACAAGCAATTGAGCCTGAAGAAAAAACAGTAGATGACTTTTGGAAAGGGATTATGGAATTCAATAATACAAATACATAGTGTTATAATTCTGTAAGATGGATTGTAGCGCTATTGTAACATAAATAGGAGGTATAATATGCCTACAAGTTACGGTACTGGTACAGCCCTTCAGTTCTCGGATTCGACACAAAGACAAGTCCTTGAGCTAGGGTCTAAAATCCATTACTATAATCCTAACGCGACTCCCATTTTCTCTCTGTTTGGAATGAAGTCAGTAGTGACTCCAGTCCCTATCTTTGAGTGGATGGAAGACGAGTACATGATTAAAAAGAGTGAGAAGTTTAACATAACATCTTCAGATGTTGCTGACACAGCAACAGGTGGTATAAACGGTCATCACACAATCTTAATAGCTGAAAGACAAGCCCAAATGGAAATGTTTGAGGTTGGTGGTATTTACAGCGCAAGTGTTGCTGGTGGCTCTGCGGCTTTACAAACTGCTGTTACTCATTTCATTTGTATTGCGGTTGGCAAGGATGTAAACCATGCTAGTGCAACTGATAAAATGGCTCAGTTTCTTGGAGCGCATGCTCATTCTAGCCTTGATGCTTATAACGTAGAAGCTTGTGCAGATGGTTCAGACCTGATAACAGCAGACGCATCTGGTGTTTTAACTTTAGAATATGTTGCTAATGCAGGGTTGTTTTACGACAATGGAACTGCAACATCATACTATGGCTATCAAACACATAGCGCAACTAGCGGTTTTGGTGAAGTTACTTTTGCTGACGCTGATTACTTTATGCGTGAAAATGGCGTTGCAGGTATTGCTGAAGGTTCAGCAGTAGGAACTGAAACTCGTAAAAAAGTTCGTAGGTTGAAAAACTGTACGCAAATTTTTCGCGAGCCATACACAGTAACTGGAACTGCAAAAGCTGCAAAGCATTACGGTGGTTCGGAGTTAGCAAGGTTGCAAGCTAGAAAACTAGCAAAAATCAAAGGTGATGTTGAATGGGCTATTTTAACAAATGGCGCAATCTCTCTTGATGCAACCGCTGAAAATCCAAAGCGTACCTTTCAAGGCTTTGATGTTAGCAGCACCGGTGGTGCAGTTACATCCTTGAATGGTGCTAGTAATACCAATATGCAATGGGATGAAAGCGCTGGTCTTTCTAATTTAGACGGTGTTTCAGAATATCTATTCCATGATATGGTATCAGGTTCAATGAGAAAAACCGTATTTTGTTCTAATAAGTGGCTTGTTAAGCTTGTTGCGGCTACTAGAACTGCAGATACAGGTTTTTATGACACTGGTGAAAAAACAGCAACTGGTCTAAGGGTTCGCTCTTACATGGGTCCAGTTGGTCAGTTAGACTTTGTCCCTCATCCGTACCTAAATGGTTCTTTAGAAGATTATGCAGTGGCGATTGACCCAGCGAACTTTTCAGTTCGTCCTTTGGCTGGTCGCGATATGCAACTCCGTAAAGACATTGTTAAGGATGGTCGTGATGGTCAAACTGATGAATGGCTAATGGAAGTTGGCGTTGAGATTCGTAATGAACAGACTCACGCTATTTTAAAAATAGTCTAAAACCAAACAATCGCTTGGGGGCGGGCAACCGCCCTCAAGTTAGGAAAAAACATGAAAGAAACAACATACGGAACAGGGGCAACATCGTTTAGCGATGGCTCTACGCGTTTAATAACGACGCTAAAAAAGAAATCCCGTGTTCGCAAAAAACGTAAAAAAAGAAAAGGATATTAAATATGCCTGTTGTGGATGGAGTAAAATTTTCCTATACGCCTGAGGGTATAAAGAAGGCAAGTAGGGCTAGAAAAAAATACAATAAAAATAAAAGAAAATAACAATGCGCTATCAAGAAGCATATGAACTTATTGACGCGGGTGTGATTGCCGGTGGTGTTGAGTTGCCTGTGTCTCACAATTTGATTGAGATATATTTTGACCAAGCCATTAAAGATATTGCCATGCGAGCAGTAAGAAAAAAAGCCTCAGAATCTTTTACTACAAGCAGTAAAGAGTATGTATTTACAAATTCAAATTACTCAGGACAAATCTACAAAGTAGAGTTAGATAAAGTAGATGTACCTTTTGTTGATGAGTCTGCGATAATATCTGATATAGCCGATGATGACGTCTCTAAGATTGGATACTACATAAAAACAGATACGTCAACTGGTTCAATAACTGCAATTACAAGCGCTTCTCCTTCGGAAGTGACATCTACGTCGCACGGTTTAGCCACAGGTGACTATGTTATATTTAGTGAAATAGTTGGTCACTATGTTACGGCAACAAAAATTTCGCATTTAAATGGAAAAAGATTAGCAGTTACTAAAACTTCTGACAATACTTTTACTGTAGCAGTTGACTCTTCAAGCGGAACAACCGGCTATTCAAGTGGCGGATTTTGGCAAGAAGATACTCATAAGCTTTATTTAACAAAAACTCCTGATTCTGGAGATACGTTAAAGGTTTTTTATTATGCAAAGCCTGAAGCAAAGTCAAGTATTTCTAGTCGGGTTGACCTACCTGAGCAGTTAATACCAGCGGCAATTCACAATACTTTAGGTCATTTTTTAAATCTTGGAGGGAATCTTCAAGTTGGTAGCGGGCATATGGGATTATCTAAAAAGATAGAACAAGAATACATAGAAACATCACGCGCAAAAGAACCAATGCCGCATATGGTTCCAAATCCAATGCAAACCTTTGTTACTACTAGAAATGGTTCAATTGGCAATTTAACAGGGGCTGATGATTAATGGCTACTTTTCAGGTAAGAATAGAAGATATAATTGGAGCAACATCAACTTTAGGCTCAGATAATACTGCTGCGAATGAACAGGCTATTCAGGACGCTCTTCAAGACACTGCAAGCGACATTATAAATAAAGTAAGACCTGATATATTAATTCAATTTGCAACGAAATCTTCTAATGTGACCTCAAATCCAATCGCAAGCAATGTTGAAAGTTCAAGAATATTGTTAGTTGAAAGAAGAGAAGATGACGATACCACAAGTTTATATGTTTCTTGTGTTTTTGCAGATGCTACATTGCAGGGGAAATTGCAAAATCCGCATAGTATATATTTTGCAACAGATGAATCACCTAGGTGGACATTTAATGATAACGATATTTATGTCTATCCAGAACCAGCCGCTGGAAACCCAACAAGGTATTATTCCATGGACAATCCAAGTATAGAGCATGGTGATAGTTCTGTAACCAAGTTTCCAGACGAGCTAGAACATGCGCTAGTTCTTGGTGCTAGCGCAAAGTTAAAATTAAGAACAATTACGTTTTATAACGAGGATGAAGACCCAGAGCTAGTATCTTTACATCGCGCTCAGTATCAGGAGTTGCTAGCAGAGTACAATTCTGCGCTAGCGCCGTTTGTGTCTCGTGGTGAATAATGGCAAAACAAACCTATGTAATTAACGAGTTTCATGGGGGTCTAAACTCTAACTCAGACCCTAGGGACATTGAAAAGGGTGAGTCGCCTAATGTCTCTGCTTCCATAGATAATCTTGGGAAGATTAGAACAGTAGGCTCTTTTGATAAGGGCGATGCAAGCAACAATTCCACTTCTGCAATAACTCATAAACATGGTTTGTTTGTAATGGGTAGCGACAGGCAAATTGACAACAGCGCTGCTGACGAAACGCTTATCTTCCATTATGATTTTGGTACAAATATAGATGTTTATGACAGTGACGGATGGCACGCTAGCGAAATAACAACACCTTCTAGTGCTAAGCCCGTATATTACTCAGCGGACGGCATATTAAGAGTTAGCGATATAAACTTAGGGGGCTTGGGTCGGTGGTATGGGTACATAAATAGAACCGTATTTGCATCCTTAGGTTCATCTCAAGCCATAGATGATTGGATAGACACAAACGCCTATCCTGCCACCCCTTCTTCTGGAAATTGTTTAATTAGCACTCCACACAAAGCAGATGATACTACTGGACCTAATTCTTCAGTAGGTCAATATAAAGGTGCAATCGGAAGTGCGCTATTAGACACAAATGCTGTTAATTTAAGAGTCGGCGTTGCTAGTGTTTCCTCTGTAAAAACAGATGGAACTGCAATTAATGCAACGTCAGATACTGCAAAAGTTCCAAATGAAGCTGCTAATTATATGACGGATTATAAAAATTATACTGGAGGTAGTAGTGACACATACGCAAATGCTGAAGATGTTTACCCTTTGTTTTTAGATAATAATATCATGATGGGCGGGAAAGAGGGCTTTAATGCATTTAATGGCGCATCAAATGAAGTAAAAGATGACGGCTCTATGGTGAATCTTAGTTATACCATAAATGATAAAAAATCTGTAGCGGTAGGCGTATACTTTTGGCAAGAAGAATTAGACAGGCTTGATTTCATAACTATTCAGTTGGGAACAGATTCAAGTAATTATAGAGAATGGCAGGTTCCGTCATCAAAGATAGCCGTTGGGTGGAATATTCTTGTATGCGAGCAAGGCAGGCACACTTCAGAGACTGGCACACCGCCTATATATGGAAATAGCCATGTTCATTTTAGTATTACAGTTACACAAATAAATGCGTCAAATGGGAGCGCAAATACAGATGTGCCAAAATTTTATATTAGTGGACCTGTTGTAATAGATAATGTCGGCAGTGTTGGATTTACTGAGGGTACTTATAATTTTGCGTATACTTGGCTTTATGATGAAACAAAGCAAGAATCCATGTTATTTACAATGCAAGACACTGATGCAAGCGATGATTATACTAAAGAACTCAATCAAGTTACAATAGTAGGCGCTCCATTATTGTTTAATTTTGATATTTACATGAACCCAAAGCCAAGCGGTACATATGGATTAAATAAAAGAATTACAGGTTCTAGGATGTACTATAAAAAAACCGATGATGATAATTATTATCTTATTGGCGAAACTAATTTTATAGATAAGGGGTTTAAATTTTTTCCTGAAGCCGAAACTTATGATTATTCTTTTGCTGATGTTAATGATACAACATCTAATTTAGATGAAGCAGTAGTAGTTTTAAATATTACTCCTGAGTCAGCAAATGTTGTTGATAGTTGGAAAAGTTTAAATGGCTTTTTTCAAAAAGTTGACACGCTAACAGCGAGGTGGAAAACTGGAGTAGTTCAAGGAAGAAGGGCTTACCTTGGAAATGTCCAACAAGATGGTATTGATTATCCAGATAGAATGTTGAAAAGCATGGTTAATCGCTTTGACACATTTCCAGATAAAGATAGCATTGTTGATGTTGCGGTTCGGGACGGGGAGAGTATAGTAAAGTTAGAAGCATTTGCCGACAGAATACTTCAATTCAAGGAAAAGACGCTATACATTATAAACGTAGCTCAAAATTCAGAGTTTTTAGAACACGTTCATCCATTTAAGGGAATATCTCACGAACATCACAGTATAAAGACTGATAGCGGGATAGCCTTTTTTAATGAATATGGTGCTTATCTATATAACGGAAGCGATGTTATTAATTTACTAGAAAAAAATGGTCGCGTTGTTATTAGTGAAGATACTTGGTCTGATTTTGCAAATATTGAGTCAAATATAAATTTAAGTTCAATTGGATACGCGCCTAAAAAACATCAAATAATCTTCATGAACAAGTATGCCGACGCCTATATATATAACATGAAACTTGGTTCGTGGCATATCGCTAATAGGCTTATGGATTATCATGATTTTGATGCTAGGCAAATTACTGGCTTTGCAATTGATGGGAATAATGAACTTTTTACAATTGGTGGTACTACATCTAAAATATCTAAATACACGCATACCCCTTCCGCTACACATGATTTTGTATATATCACAAAAGATATTGACTTTGGAGACCCCTCAATAAGAAAAAAGGTTCATAAGGTATATATTACTTATAGGTCAGGAGCAAATAAGCTACCCAATATCATATGTACTTTTGATACAAATGGTAGAACCTCTTATGATAAGACATTCGCCGCTGGAACTAATTACTCAGAATATCTTATTCTTTGGCAGCATCAACAAATTGGACAACTGCTGAGTTAAAGCCAACAACAAGTTCTGAGTCAAATAATATTTATTCGTTTGCTTTAAAGTTGGCTGTTAATACAAATGTTCGCTCAAATACTGCTCAGGCGGGTCCAAGCACAACCAAAATAACCCTAGATAGTGGCGCATCTGCTGTTGATGATTACTATAATAATATGACCATAAAAACATGGAGTGGTACTGGGTCTAATCAAACTGCAAGAATTACTGATTACAATGGAACTTCTAAAGTTGCAGATTTTACTTCTGGTTTTAGTCCAGCAGCAGATAGCACTACAAAGTTCATAGTGGGGCTTGTCCCTGCTTCGTTTGAAATAAATGATATTACCATAGTGTATAGAATGAAGAGTGTAAAATAATGGCTTTTAATAGACACGAAAGAACTCTTAGCGCAAAAAAATCAAGCGCTCCAATATTTACAAAAGGAGTACCAGATAATAGAGAAGGCGCTGATGGGGATGTGGCTTATGTAGATTTGCCCGGAATAGGTACGGTTCAGTATGTTAAAAAGGACAATACTTGGATACCAATTACGTCAAAGTTTGATTTTTTTACACAAGGAGAGCAGGTTTCTCAATCAAATACGGTAGACAATTCATTCGTTTCTCAATTAAATTTTTATTTAGACAAATTTAGAACAGATATTACTGATATGGTTAACTCTCAGATAGGTTCATGGGCAGTACATCATTCGATAACAGATAATTGGGGAGCATCTCAAGATAATTATTTACAATATTCAACATGCGATACAAATGAAGCAAATAGCGACACAAGGCAATTTGTGGTCCCTTTTGGGTGTAAGCTAGAAAATATATATTTTTATATTGTTACTGCTACTAATAGTACCGGAGCAGATGTTACATACGCATTTGATGTTCATGTAAAAAAAGCAACAATAGGAGCTAGTTGGTCAAATGTTATTTCGGCGGTTAGTTTTTCTGTAGTAATCCCAGCTTCTGGGTCTGAGGGATTTGCAAATGTCATTCT